AGGAAAGATTGACAGGATATACTATAATTAAAAATAGTGATTCAAAAACAATTGTAAAATCTGCAAATAAAACAAGTTTTATTGAGTTTAGATTTGGTATGGATGTAGGATAATGACAACGCCAGATCCTGGAATAAAGAAGGTAACTATCTTAAAGAAAGACCTTCCAGAATTTAATGGTGACACTGCATCCTACAAGGTTAGGTATAGAATAGTATCAGAAGATAGAAACAGATTCTCGCACTGGTCTCCTACACACTCGGTTGCAGTTGCACAAGTAGACGATATTCCATACTATATTGCAAACACAGATAATGCCATAATAACTACTGTATGGTCACCAACTGATGACCTAAAATCACAGTTTGACATTTATATTAGATGGGATACCGATCCAGAAGGATACTGGAAATATTATGGATCAGTGCTAACCAATACATACTCTGTTTTAAAAAAATCTGGGGCCTCAACTTTTCAAATTGCTGTTCAGGTTCCAACATTTCCTAAAAAGAGATACACTTTGGCAACTTTATTTGAGAGTACGCCAATGGCGTTTTAATGGTATAATTATAATATGGCTATATTAAATGTTCCAGAAAGAGGCCAGCCTCTAGATGTGTCTACAATTTCACAGATAGTTAATGCTATTAATACACTTTCTACATCAGTAACTAATTCAACATACAAGTATGTAACAGTTGACACTCAGGGCGCAGGAAAGCAGAGCGTAAAAACTTCAGACGCTAAAATTATTGGCGGATATGTTGATGTTGTAAATAACTCAAGTCAAAATGCTGGAGACGAGGTTTCGTTTTCTTATGATTTTTCAGATTTTAAATTTGCTCCAATAGTAACTGCAACGCCAGTAAATGTTACAAATACTCCAGCAGGAAAAAATGTATCAGTTATATTAAAGCCAGTCACAACAACAAAGGTTGAAGGTGTAGTAAAGTTTAATACCACTGGTGAGGCCACCATAGGTGTAAATTTAATTATAGTTGGAATACCTATTTAATGTTAATATGTTCAAAGTGCAAATCAAGAATGTTTATAGACAGAACATTTAGTTCTGTTAATCATTTAGAGGTTTACTGTTTAACATGTGGAAATAGAAAGTTTTTAAATCCACCAGAGAATTCTAAAGAGGGAAGATGGCTACTAAAAAGGGAACAATTGAGAGCGAAGGCTACAATCAGTCCGCTATAATTCAAGGTAGTAAAAAGGTTTGGTTTTTAAATGGAGACCTTGTTAGAATTTATCATCTTAATAAGTCTAACGGAATTATGTCTGTTTATAATATTACTAAAGATCAAATTGAAAGTTGTCTAGTTAGTGATTTTAAAAATAAAAGAGAACGAGCATACACTGTAGGACAGACTGCTGATTTAGTTAATCGTCACAAAAAGTATATGCCATCATTAATGAAAAGAGGAGTCATTCCAGTCCCTACAGGATCGCAAAAAGGCGGTGATAGAGGGTGGCAGGTAAGATCATATTATTCAGAATCGCAAGTAAGAGAGATACGTGATATACTTGCTACACACCACATTGGTAGACCAAGAAAAGACAATTTAATAACAAATGATATTACGCCCAGCAAGCAAGAGTTGACACGAAGGATGGGCGATGGTATACTTTTATATACAAAGACTGAAGATGGAAGATTTATTCCTATTTGGAACGAATCTATAAACTAGTCCCTTGGAGGGGTAATGACAGAAGAGACAAAGGTATCGGTAACACTTGGGTATACGCTTAACCTAGGTAATTTTCAATCACTAAGGTTAGACCTTGGTGTTATTGACAGCAAGCGTGATGGTGAAAATACAGACCAGGCTTTTGAAAGAGTTTATAAGTTTGTAGAAGATAAACTTACAGAAAAAATTAAAGAAGCACAGTCAGAGGCCGAAGAGTCCTAATGGCAGATCGCAAAGACCGTATGGCTTTGCTTTCAAGGTACAGTAAGTATCATACTGCAAGGTACGAGTCAAAGCCATCACTAAACCTAAATGTTGAACAATGGGCATCTGATGCACTTGTTGAGTCCTATGGCATTTCTGTTTGCTATGACTTGCTTGAGTATTATTTTAAAATTGCTCAGACACCAAGTTGGAACCATTTTGCATATAATGCAGAAAAAATTCTACAATCAAAAAGAGATAAAGACCAAGATCAAAAGGAAAGATTGGAGCGCAGAGAGATGGCTAAGGAGTGGCTAAGTGAATAATACAGAGGCAAAACTACTTTCTGCTGTTCTTCAAGATAAACAAGTACACGTTTTACTGCAAAACAACATTGATTCTCTGCTAAGGACTCACGGAGATATCTGGAATTTTATTAGGATTTATTCAGAACAAAATGCATCCGTGCCACCAGCATCATTAGTCGTAGAAAAGTTTAGAGACTTTGAGCCAATCAAAGATGTTGGCTCTACAAAGCACCATCTGGCTGAACTGCAAGTTGAATATTTAAATGATAGTCTAAAAGACATTCTTAGATCCGCAGCCTCCGATGTTCAAGGTGGCCATGGAACCGAAGCACTAGAAACTTTAATTACAAAAACTTCAGAGTTAAAAAAGAATACGTCTACAATTCGTGATATCGATGTAACAGATCTAGAGTCTGCGATTGCTTACTTTGAAAATGTAAAGAAGCAGCAGGAACTTGGCCACATTGGTATAAAGACTGGTCTTCCAGGGTTTGACAACTACTTACCTTCAGGAATCATGCCAGGACAGTTGGGAGTCTTCTTGGCATATCCAGGTATAGGAAAGTCATGGTTGGCTCTCTACTTCGCTGTACAGGCCTGGAAACAGGGTCGTAGCCCACTGGTTATTAGTCTTGAAATGAGCGAGACAGAGGTTCGTAATCGTGTATTTACAATTATGGGAGAAGGAAGATGGTCTCATAGAAAACTCAGCAATGGAGAAGTAGAGTTGGATATGCTTAAGGAATGGCATGCAAAGAATCTTGCAGGAAAGCCAGAGTTTCATATCATATCAAATGATCAGGGTGGAGAAATTAACCCTTCAGTACTTCGTGGAAAGATTGATCAATACAAGCCAGACTTTGTAATTGTTGACTATCTACAATTGATGGCTCCTAATCAGAAGTCAGATAATGAAACGGTACGAATGAAGAACCTTTCAAGAGAACTTAAACTTATGGCTATTGGCGAAGAGGTTCCTATTATTGCTATCTCATCTGCAACACCAGATGATGTAAACGACCTAAGCACAGTCCCAACACTTGGACAAACTGCTTGGTCAAGACAGATTGCTTATGATGCGGATTGGGTATTAGCCCTGGGTCGTGGTAACAATAGTGACATCATTGAGTGTGCTTTTAGAAAGAACCGTAACGGGTTTATGGGCGATTTCCTTGTTCAGTGTGACTTTGATAAGGGATACTACCGCTATAAAGATTTTGAAGATAAGTAGGTATAATGACTATGTGGAAAATTTTCATCATAAGAATATTAAAAGGTTTAACCTTAGTGGAGTCATCCATGATGATTCTGCTATTGACAGGCTCAGAGGAGAGTATGTTAGACTATTAATATCAGAGATGAGGCTTTCTGGATATGTCCCAAAGTTTGAGATAGAACCAGATTTTACAATAGATTATGATATAAAAAAGAAAAGTTTTGAATTTGAATTAACACTATATGGAATACACGTAGGGAAAAGGAAAAGCGAATGGATAGAAGGACTATACGGAACAAAGGCGATATATACACAAAAGAGCAAGTCAAAAGAGTTCTCACAGGATCAGGTATAACTGTACAGTCAGAGTTAGAAACAGAGTATATGATATTCTGTCCATTTCATAATAACAATAGAACACCAGCAGGAGAAGTCAATAAAGAAAGCGGAATGTTTTTCTGTTTTTCATGTAGAAAATCTGCAGATCTTTGCGAACTAGTTATGCACTCCTCTGGAAGATCATACTTTGAGTCTGCTAGATTTATTAAATCAAAAGATCAGGCCATTAATCTTGAGCAGCAGATTAATCAGCAACTATACTCTAAACCAGAATTTGTCCAGTTTGATGAACTAGTACTAAAAAGACTTTACAACAATCTTCTAGGTTCAGAAAGAGCAAAAGATTATTTTAAATATCGCAAAATTAATACTTTGTCCTGGGCCAAATTTTCTTTAGGATATTCAGAAAAGCAGGACATGGTTACAGTGCCAGTGTATAGCCCTGATAGCATGGCAATTGGGTTTGTGGGTCGGTCAATTGAGGGTAAAGAGTTTAAAAATTCTCCAGGCTTGCCAAAAAGCAAAACACTTTTTAATCTTAATAATGTAAAGTTGTCAAGTAAAGTATATGTTGTTGAATCATCTTTTGACGCTATTAGGCTTGATCAGGTTGGACTACCAGCAGTAGCAACACTGGGTGCAACAGTCTCAAATGCACAAATAGATTTGCTTCAGAAGTACTTTAATGATATCATTATCATTGCAGATAACGATGAAGCAGGCAGCAGCATGAAAGACAGGATAATTGAAAAACTTGGATCTCGTGTTTCTGTAATACAACTTAATAATAAATATAAAGATATAGGTGATATGGATGATGATAGCATCAAGGAACTTGAATTCCAGTTTGACAAATCCATTGCACTTATGCTAAACTAATATAAACAACACAAAGGAGAAATATATGAGCGTAGTAAAGGGACTCAAAAACATCAATGCCCTGCTCGACAAGCCAAAGTCAGACGGACCAAAGGTTCGATGGTTAAAACTTGCTGATGGTCAATCAGCAAAGATCCGATTCATTGAAGAACTTGATGAGGATTCAGCAAATTACAATGCAGAGCGTGGACTTGCACTAGTTGTTAAAGAGCACGTAAATCCAAAGGACTATAAGCGTAAGGCTGTAGATACTATGGATACAGAAGGCCGTGATTGGGCAGAAGAAATGCACCGCAAGGATCCGAAGGCTGGCTGGAGAGCACGACTTCGTTTTTATTGCAATGTTCTTGTGGACGATGGTATTGAAGAGCCATATGTTGCTATCTGGTCAATGGGTATCAGCAAGCAATCATCATTTAACACAATTCGTGAGTATGCACTTGAAACAGGAAGCATCTCAAATGTACTGTGGAAGTTAAAGCGTAATGGTCAGGGAACTGAAACTAATTACACACTTATTCCATCAGCACCAGATAAGGAACCATTTGATTGGAAAGCAATCGAGCCATATCCTTTGGAGTCAGCACTAAAGAAGATTCCTTATGCTGAACAAGAAGCCTTTTATCTTGGCTTTGACACTCCTTCTGTAACTTCGTCAACGAATATTGACTGGTAACAGATGAATTATGTAGGCTTACACGTACACACCCACTATTCCCTCTTTGATGGAATCGCTACTCCAGAAGAATACGTTGACCGTGCAGTTGAGTTAGGGATGCCAGCAATTGCCATCACTGACCACGGTACTTTATCTGGGCATAGGGAACTGCACCGTATTGCAAAAGCGAAGGGTATTAAGCCTATACTTGGTGTAGAAGGCTATATGTGTCAAGATAGATTCGATACTAGAGATAAGTCTGAAAGAGACGGAGAACTAGATTTAGTCTACAACCATATAGTCCTTCTCGCCAAGAACCAGATTGGTTTAGAAAATTTAAATAAGATTAGCGAGATTTCTTGGACAGAAGGATACTTTAAAAAGCCTAGGTTTGATTTTGAAATACTAGAAAAATATTCTGAAGGTATTATTGTTACTTCTGCTTGTCCAAGCAGTGTCCTTGTAAAGGCACTCGAAAATGATGAGTTTGCAGTAGCAAAAAAGTATATTGAGTGGTTCAAGCGTGTATTCAATGATGACTACTATGTTGAGGTTATGCCACATAATACTGCAGAAATCAATAAGCAGTTGATAGCACTGGCCGATGAGTTTGCAGTCAAGGTTGTTGTAACACCTGACTGTCATCATAGTCATACAGATCAAAAAGAAATTCAAGAATTTAAATTGCTCTTAAACACACATGTAAAAATTGATAAAGAGCATACATTTGAAAAATCAAAAAAGCAGCCTGACATGATGAAGAGGCTTGACTACCTGTACGGTGAAGACCGTCAGATTACTTTTAATAAGTTTGATATTCATTTGCTTTCCTATGAAGAGATGAAGTCTGCTATGGAAGAGCAGGGAATTAATCGTCCAGACATATATTCCAATACTTTAGAGATAGCAGAAAAGGTTGGAGACTATGGAATTCAAGATGGAATGAACCTGCTTCCAGTACAGTATAAAAACCCCGACAAGGAACTTGCAAAGGCTGCCCTAGAAGGTTTGGCAGAGCGAGGTTTATCAGAAAACCAAGAGTATATTGATAGACTTGAAGAAGAGTTACAGATTATTAAGGACAAGAAGTTTGCACCATACTTCCTTGTCGTGAGCAACATGATCAACTGGGCCAAGAAAGAAGAGATCATGGTTGGTCCTGGTCGTGGTTCATCTGCTGGATCTCTTGTTTGCTACGCACTAAAGATTACAGACATTGACCCTATTGAGCACAAACTTTTATTCTTCCGTTTTATTAATCCAGAACGTAACGACTTTCCAGATATTGATACAGACATCCAGGATACTCGTCGTGAAGAAGTTAAAGATTATCTTGTTAGACAGTATCGGCATGTTGCGTCTATTGCCACCTTCCTTGAGTTTACTGGCAAGGGAATTGTCAGAGATGTTTCACGAGTACTAAACATTCCATTGTCAGATGTTAACAAGGTCTTAAAGACTGTAGACACATGGGATGATTTTTGTACGTCTAAATCAACATACGAGTTTCGGGATAAGTATCCAGAAGTAGAAGTCTACGGAGAACAACTTCGTGGTCGCATTCGGGGTACAGGTATTCACGCAGCAGGAGTAGTAACAAGTAAAGAACCAATCTTTAGATATGCCCCACTTGAAACAAGATCTTCTACTGGCTCTGATGAAAGAATTCCTGTTGTAGGTGTTGACATGGAAGAGGCTGAAAGAATTGGCCTAATTAAGATTGATGCCCTGGGACTTAAGACTTTATCTGTTCTTAAGAACACAATTGATATTATTAAAGAGCGAGATGGAAAGAAGATCGACCTTCTTAAGATTAAGATGGACGATGCTAATGTTTATCAGATGCTTTCAGATGGATACACAAAGGGTGTGTTCCAGTGTGAAGCAGCACCATACACAAACCTTCTTGTTAAGATGGGTGTCAAGAATTTAAATGAACTTGCAGCATCAAATGCTCTTGTTCGTCCAGGTGCAATGAATACTATCGGAAAGGACTATGTTGATCGTAAGCATGGTCGTCAAAACATTTCTTATACACACCAGGTACTAAAACAATTTACGGAGGACACTTATGGTTGTATTCTTTACCAGGAACAAGTTATGCAAGCATGCGTACACCTTGGCGGTATGTCCATGTCGGAAGCAGATAAAGTTAGAAAGATAATTGGAAAGAAAAAAGATGCTAAAGAATTTGATCAGTTTAAAGAGAAGTTCGTAGAGGGTGCATCAAAGTTTATTGCTCCAAACCTTGCTCGTGACCTATGGCATGACTTTGAGGCTCACGCAGGGTACTCATTTAACAAATCACACGCAGTAGCATACTCAACGCTATCCTATTGGACAGCATGGCTAAAGTATTATTACCCACTTGAGTTTATGTATTCAGTGCTAAAAAACGAAAAGGACAAAGATGCAAGAACTGAATATCTTATTGAAGCAAAGAGAATGGGTATTAGCGTTAAGTTACCTCACATTAACGATTCGGATATCGATTTTAAAATTGAGGGTAAGGGTATTCGGTTTGGGCTCACTGCTATCAAGTTCATATCTGACAAAATTGCAGAAAGATATATTGCAGCACGACCATTTAATTCGTACAAAGAACTTGAAGAGTTTACATTTACCAAAGGTAACGGAGTAAACAGTCGTGCCCTACAAGCACTAAGAGTAATTGGTGCTGCAACATTTAGTGATAATCCTAAAAATGATCAAGAGATTAAAGAGAACCTATATGAATACTTAAACCTTCCAGAGTTTAATATCACTATACCTTCTCACTACTATGCCTTTATTCAGGATATTGTTGACTTTGAAGAAAAGGGATCATACATATTTATGGGTATGGTAAAATCAATTAAACGAGGAACAGGATGGTCACGAGTTGAAATTTTGGACAAAACTGGCAGTGTCGGTATATTTGATGATGAAAATACGACTATTGAGACAGGTCGTTCTTATCTGGTCTTGTGTAATGATAACAGGATTGTTTCTTTCATACCTTCAGATGAGATAAAAGAATCATCACACGCTCTTGTAAAGTTCTTAAGTTATAAGCAACTTCCATACAAGGATGATGAGATGTTTGTTGTTTCATTTAAACCAAGAATTACAAAGACTGGAAAGAAGATGGCATCTCTTACTCTTGCAGATACAAGCAGGGACTTGCATTCAATTACAGTGTTTCCTACATCTTTTGCAAAGGCATACATGCATATCGAAGAAGGAAAGTCATACAAGTTTGATTTTGGCAAGACTAAAGACGGAACCGTAACATTGGAGGATGTACATGTCAGTTAGTATAGAAGAAGTCTTAGCACAACTAGATCCAAAACTAAGAAAAAGATTGGGAAGTGGTGTTGGTGTGAACTATGAATATCAGCCGACACCTAGTTTTGGATTAAACCGTGCACTTGGAGGGGGTCTTCCATACGGAAGGCAGGTTCTTATTTGGGGGTCAAAGTCTTCTGCAAAATCTTCTATGTGTCTACAGATGATTGCACTTGCTCAAAAAGAAGGAAAGGTATGTGCTTGGATTGACTCTGAAATGTCTTACTCTGAAGATTGGGCAAGATCATTAGGTGTTGATCCAGAAAAACTTATCTACTCACAAGCAAGAACAATTAGTGATATGGTGGATGTTGGTGTTGGACTAATGAATGCAGGCGTTGACTTAATTGTGATAGACTCTATTACATCAATGCTTCCAGCAATCTATTTTGAAAAAGATACAGATGATATGAAAGCACTAGAAAATACAAAACAGATTGGAGCAGAATCCCGTGACTTTAGTAACGCATGGAAAATGCTTAACTATGCAAACAATAAAGTTAAGCCAACTTTGCTTGTTCTTATTTCTCAGTCTCGTAACAATATTAATGCTATGTATACTAGCCAGCAGCCTTCTGGTGGTCAGGCTACTAAGTTTTATTCCTCATGTATTATTAAACTGTTTTCTTCAGAGTCAGACAATCAAGCGATTAAGGGAAAAATCAAGGTAGGAGATAAATTAATTGAAGAAAAGGTTGGTAGAACTATTCGCTGGGAATTACAATTCTCTAAAACCTCTCCAGGGTTCCAGTCTGGTGAGTATGATTTTTACTTTAGAGGTGACGATATTGGTCTTGATACCATTGGTGACTTGGTTACTACAGCAGAGTTAAATGGTATCGTAGAACGCACAGGAGCATGGTATATACTTCCTGATGGATCAAAGGTTCAAGGTAAAGAAGCATTCGTTAATCGTGTAAGAGAGGATCTTGATTTGCAAGAATCAATCAAGGCTAAACTAAATGGCTAACTATACTGTTTATCACGGACAATTTATTTGTCATACTTGCAAGGTTGAGGTAAAAACTTTAAGGCTTTATCCAGACACCAAAGAAATGACCTGGATGTGTCCAGTAAAGCACTTAAGCCGTGTTCAGATTATAAAGAAGAAGAGGGACTATGAGCGAGAAGAGTGAGAGTAAAAGAATCAATGCTAAGCAGCATAAGAATTCTGGAAGAAATACCCACAAAGGTGATGCTACTTGGAAAAATTTTACTGTTGATTTTAAAGAAGTTAGTAAATCTTTTACGATTAATGAGAAGGTTTGGGCTAAAGCAACAACGGATGCCATGAAAAACAATAGCGATCCAGCAATTATTATTGTATTGGGGCAGGGACCAAATAAAGTAAGACTAATAGTAACTGAGTTAAGCATAATGGAACAACAGTTGGATGGTGTATAATAGTAATATGAGACTACCAGAGAATATAATACTAAAGGATATTTTAACAGAAGAAGAAATTGCAAAGGTTTACGATGTTGTAAACTCTACAGATCTTGAAAACACTATTGTTCAAAATTCCATGGGACATAGGGCATACCTTGTTTCTTTAGGAGAGGACATTAGAGAAAAACTAGAAAAGGTTGTTCAGGACGAATTTGGTTCAGGGTGGATACTTAATGCATATCAGTTTGCTAGATATTCACAAAAATATGGATACGTTAATAAACTATATCCACATTTTGATGATGCCTTTGAAGACCATAAATTAACTCTAGATGTTCAAATTAATGCAACAAAGCCATGGCCAATTGTGATTGAGGGAAAGGCTTTTACACTTAATAATAATGAGGCACTTATTTTTTCTGGAACAGATCAAATTCACTGGAGAGAGGATGTAAAATTTGACGATGAAGATATCATAGACATGATATTTTGTCACTTTACATTAGTCGATGACCCAAGGGGCAAGATTGATTCTGAATGGATAAAAAGCATGCAAGAAAAAGAAGATTATTGGAAGCCAATATTAAATATAAGCGACCAGCCAATTTCAACAGGAAATTATCAAGATGGAGAATAACACAACAATAGGATTGGTGAGTGGTCTTTCAGAGATTGCAGAATACATGGAAGATGAAGAACTTACCACCGCACTTACTTTTATTGCAAAGACAATCCTTAAGCCAGACATTCCAATGAATGTTGTAACAGTAGAGATTGTAAGGCTACAAGCCATCGCAGCAAAGATGTCTTTAAAGGCTACATGGATGGCAAATGTAGACAAATCAGATAGAGGAAAGAAAAATTTATATTATACTGCTGCAGAAGCAATCAACAATCTAGTCTCTGCTCTCAAGTACACAACACGATAATCTGCTATACTTAATATCTAACAGAGGAAAACTATGACAAAAAATTTACTAAACAGCGTTATGATAAAAAAAGATAAATTGCCTGAAGAGCCAGACTGGGCAGATGGTATTGTTGAGGAGATTGAAAAAGGTTATACAGTAGACCTAAAGCCAAAGTTTACAAAGAAGTATACCTTTGCTCCATCCACTTTAACTTACGGTGCTGGAGAATGCGCTAGATATTGGTACCTTGCATTTGATGGTGCTGTATTTTATGATAATGCAGATGCCTATGGCGTAGCAAACAGAACTCAAGGCACACTTGGTCATGACAGAATTCAAGATGCAATTTTACGCTCAGGTTTACTGCAAGAGGGTATGGAATTTGATGCAGAGCCAAGCAAGTATAAGAAGCAGATACACCCAGCAATGGAATTTAGAATCAAGAGCGACGACCCTCCAATTTCAGGGTATGGAGATGTTATGCTTAACTATAAGGGAAATACAATTCTTGGTGAAATTAAAACTGCACCAATTGAGGGGTTTGAATATAGAAAAGCAAAGCGTAAGGGAAAAATTGCTCACCTTATGCAATTAATTATGTATATGAAGATTATGAAGAAGGACAAGGGTGCTCTTATTTATGAAAATAAAAATAACCATGAGTTGCTAGTTCTTCCCGTAGTAGTAAACGATCATTACCGTCGGTGGGTAGACCAGGCATTTGATTGGATGAGGACAGTTAGAAAGGCTTGGGAAGATCAAACCCTGCCACAAAAAACATACAGAGCAAATTCAAAAATCTGTAAGGTTTGTCCTATTCAAAAGGCATGCTCGGAAGCAGAGGCAGGGGTAATCAAAATTAAACCTCTGGAGTTGCTAGAAAATGAAGCATTGTAATTGGTGTGATAAAGAGTTTAAGACTGAAATATCTTATCAGATATATTGTTCAGTAGAGTGTAGAGAGCAAGCAACAAAAGAAAAAATTGCTGCTCGATACATTATCTCTAGAAGACAAAAAAGAATTGGTAAGCCAAGGACTTGTAAGTCTTGTAGCGAAAAACTTTCTATTTATAACGATGAAATACTTTGTGGAAGATGTCAGGTAAATCCAAAAGATGTTACAAAAGCATTAAAAGAAATAAAGGATAAGTCAAATGGTAAAGAATAAATGGGGTCTTGAACTTGCACCTAAAACAATATGTGCTATAGATGCTAGTACAAATAACTTTGCCTTTGCTTTGTTTGATACCAAAAATAATTCACTGGGTGCGGTAGGAAAGATTAATTTTGTAGGCAAAGACACCTATGAAAAGGTTATGGATGCTGGACAAAAAGTAAAAGCATTTTTTGATTACTATGGTGGGTTTGAAGCAATAGTAATTGAGCATACTGTTTTTATGAATAGTCCTAAAACTGCTGCAGATCTTGCACTGGTGCAGGGCGCAATCCTTGGATCAGCAGGACAATCTGGAACAAAGGTTATTGGAAAAGTTGCTCCAATTACATGGCAAAACTTTATTGGAAATAAAAAAATATCAAAAGATGAAAAGTTATTTATTAAAGCACAAAATCCAGGGAAGTCAGAGTCATGGCTTAAAACACACGAAAGAGAATTAAGAAAACAGAGAACAATAAGATATATTAATACTATATATGATAGAACTATTAGTGATAACGATGTAGCAGATGCTTGCGGTATTGGCCACTGGGCGTTATCAAACTGGAACAAAGCGATAGGGGTTGACAAATAATCTTATGGCTGCTAAACTATATACAAGTGAAGTCTATATGCGTAAGAGGTATCTTATGGATAAAAAGACTCCAGAGGAAATTGCAAAGGAATGTGGGTGCTCGTTGGAGACTATATATGTTTACCTTGCTAAATTTGGATTAAGGAAATCAAAACGATGAAAAAGATAAAGTATGTTTTATTTGTAATATCTTTAGTGACAGCAGTTGGTATTTCTTATGCTACAGCAACACTAAAAAATATGCCAGAGTCTTTTGATTGGGAGGAAGATGATGAGTGAAAGCCTAAACATAACGGTAGACCAAGTAAATAATCCACTACATTATACTTCAGATCCTTCTGGTATTGAGTGTATAGAGATTACTAGACATCGTAACTTTAACATTGGTAACGCCTTTAAGTACCTTTGGAGAGCAGGACTAAAGGATGAAGAAAAGACTATTCAGGATTTAGAAAAGGCAATTTTTTATATCAAGGATGAGATTAATAGACTAGAAGGCAAGTATGTCAACTGAAGATGATCTAGTCAAGCACCTTGATCAAGTAAATCTGGTAGTAGAAGAGTATCTAAAGGGCAATGACCCAACAGTAATCTCTAAGCAACTATCTATCCCAAGACAAAAGGTAGTAACACTTATCAATGAGTGGAAGGTCATGGCATCTGCTAATGATGCTATCCGTGCTCGTGCTAAAGAAGCACTTGCTGCAGCGGATACACACTATAGTAAGTTAGTTTCTCGTACATACGAAGTTATTGATGAAGCATCAATGACAAACAATCTTAGCGCAAAGACTGCTGCCATCAAACTTGTTATGGACATTGAGTCAAAGCGAATTGATATGCTTCAGAAGGCTGGACTTCTTGAGAACAAAGAACTTGCAGAAGAGATGATGGAAATTGAAAAGCGTCAAGAGATCCTTGTCCTTATCTTAAAAGATATTGCCTCAGAATATCCGCAGGTTCGTGATGAGATTATGCGTAGGCTTTCTTCATTTGCAAAAGACAACGAGGTGATTACAGTTGTCCACGATGTTCAATGAGTTCCTTGAAGCACTTCAAGACGATCATTTTGAAGAAACTCCAGTAGATGCAAGAACATTCGTTGAGGGTGAGTCATACCTTGGGCAGCCACCCTTGTCTGACATTCAGTACGACATCGTAGAGGCAATGAGTCAGATCTATCGTAAAGAAGATCTTATAAATTTGCTGGGGGAAGAAAAAGGAACTCAGTACTACAACAAGTACACAAAGAATGAAATTATTTTGCAACTTGGCAAGGGATCTGGAAAAGACTTCACATCAACAGTAGCATGCTCATACATCGTATATAAACTTCTATGTTTAAAAGACCCAGCAAAGTATTTTGGTAAACCCTCTGGAGATGCTATTGATCTTATCAATGTGGCTATTAACGCTCAACAAGCAAAGAATGTTTTCTTTAAAGGTTTTAAGTCAAAGATTGAAAGATCCCCTTGGTTTGCAGGAAAGTACAACGCTAAAGCAGACTCTGTTGAGTTTGACAAATCTATTACAGTTTACTCTGGTCACTCAGAGCGTGAGTCACATGAGGGTTTGAACTTGCTGCTTGCAGTTCTTGACGAGATCTCTGGTTTTGCGTCTGAAGTTGGAACAGGCAACGAACAGGGTAAGACTGCTGACAACATTTATAAGGCTTTCCGTGGATCGGTAGACTCTCGTTTTCCTGATTTGGGCAAAGTTGTTTTGCTTTCATTCCCAAGATATCCAGGTGACTTTATCTCAGAAAGATATGATGATGTAATTGCTGAAAAAGAAGTCATAGAAAGAACACACAAGTTTACCATTAATCCACTGCTTCCAGAAGATAGCACAGACAACACATTTGAAATTTCATGGGATGAAGATCAAATAACATCATATAAGTACCCAGGGGTATTTGCATTAAAGAGACCAACATGGGAAGTAAACCCTACTCGTAAGATTGATGATTTTATGATTGCATTTATGACAGACCTTGGAGATGCAATGATGCGATTTGCTTGTGTGCCAACATTTGCTTCTGATGCATTCTTTAAGCAAGCAGATAAAGTAAGAGCCTGTATGACATTAAGAAACCCAGTAGATACTTTTAAAAGGTTTGATGAATCATTTAAGCCAGACCCAACTAAAAAATATTATGTACATGCTGACCTTGCACAAAAGCACGATAAGTGTGCGGTAGCAATTGCACATGTAGAAAAATGGGTAAACATACAAGTAATCAATAATTATGAACAGGTAGCACCAATTGTAGTAGTAGATGCAGTAGCATGGTGGGAGCCAAAGGTTGAAGGTCCAGTTAATCTATCTGAGGTTAAGCAATGGATTCAGAACCTTAGAAGACTTGGGTTTGATATCGGCATGGTTTCATTTGACCGTTGGCAGTCTTTTGATATTCAGAATGAGTTGAAGCAGGTAGGAATGAAAACTGATACTGTTTCTGTTGCTAAAAAACATTATGAGGATATGGCTATGCTTGTGTATGAGGAAAGACTTGCTATGCCTGCAATTGATTTATTATTTGATGAACTAACACAGTTAAAGATTATGAAAAATGACAGAGTTGACCACCCACGCAAAAAGTCAAAGGACTTGGCTGATGCTGTGTGTGGGGCAATATTTGGGGCAATATCACATACCCCAAAAGACCAAAATATGGTGGTCGAAGTTCATACTATTAGTGATCGACCTAAGCAGGTTGACACGGGTAGAGACAATGTGATAGAATATAAACCTATGCCAAATGATGTAAAAGACTATTTGGATAGATTTAATCTACTATAAACAAGGAGAAATAAGAATGAATTCATTCAAGAAAATCGCTCTAGCCATGGTTGCAGCCATGACACTGGGCACAATGGTAGCAACACCTGCAAGTGCTAACACCATGTCAGTTGTAGCATCCACATGGAATGCCGCAAAAACAGGTGGCGCAGGGTATGATACTCCAGCAACTGCTGGAACAGCGCTAACGACTGCAATCGTACGACCAGTACCTGCAGACAACACTGTTGATAACACAGATGTTGTTCAGATTGTAGCAACAGTAGTAGCAGGAACATCAGTTACTGCAACTTCAACAAATGCAACAATCGTATCTGCACTACACTCAACTGCTGCACCAGTAGGAGCAACATCAGGATCTTCATCTTTGACAGTTGCAACTGGTACAGGAACAACCGCAACATTTTATGTCTACACAAAGACAACAGCAATTGGAACAATTGTAATCACAAATGGTCCAGTAACTTTGACATACTATGTTCAGGGTACTGCTGGTCTCATTAACAACCTAACAGTTTCTGCTCCTGCTACAGGTGCTGCAGGAACAAAGCAAGACATTACAGTAACTGCAACAGACACATTTGGTAACAAGGTATCTGGTAAGTCAATTACTGCAACAGTATTTGCTTCAACAGCAGTCATGGATACAGCAACAGCAACAACTGGTGCTACACTTTCAGACTTCGGAGTTGCTACATTTAAGGCAACTCTTCCAGCAACTGGAACACGCTCACTTATTACATTTGCTCCAACAACATCAACAGATGCAGTTGCAGCAGCAGTAGTAGGTTTGACTGCTCCAACACTTGCTCCATTTGCAGAGATTTCAGTTCGTGATCTAGTATCAGAACTTACTGCTGAAAAGGCTGCAAAGGATGCAGCCCTTGCTGCCAAGGCCGTGGCCGATGCTGCAGTTCTAAAGGCTGCTGCAGATGCAGTTGCTGCTAAGACTGCTTCAGATGCTGCTCTTGCAGCAGAGAAGGCTGCTTCTGCTAAGGCACTTGCAGATGCAAAGGTAGCA